GCATCAACCTTGACCGACTGGCGCGGATACGCGCTAGACGGCGGCGGATTTACTTCCTCGCGCTGGGCACAGCCTGCAAGCGCCGCAAGCAGGAGAACTGTCAGCAGCAGGCGCATGGCTAAACGTCGCTCGACGGCCAAACGGGATCGCTTGCTTGAGTTGTAAACGCCTGCGCCAAGAAGTCCGCGTAATGCCCGTAGTTCTGCAGATCGCCGCGCAGGTCCGAGTTGATCCAATAGTTGCCGGCGGCATCGCGCACCGGCTCAATGTGCGACACGGGCGCAGTCTGTCCTAGCGTGGCCAACTGTTCGCGCTGCAGGACGGTAAGTTTTAGCCAGCTCATACGTTTCTCCCAAGCGCGGTTTCAAATGCCAAAACGGATGCGTAAAACGCGGCAACCTCTGCAGTGCTCATGCCGGAGGCAACAAACTTGGATGAAATGCGCCGCGAGGCATACGCGCCTGGCGTTCCGTTTATGTTCACGGCATGGCAGAAAATATTTCCATTGAAAAATACGTCACTAGCCGCATCCGCCGCAGCGCCTAGCGTTTCTCCGTTTTTATAGAATTGCGTCTGCCGTGTTCCATTTACCACGGCGCCAAACAATCCAGTTTGTGACGTGCCCGACCCGCCCGCATAGGCAGTAGATGATCCGGCAATAACGCCTGTTTCAATCGCGCCGCCATTAAGCCAACCCGTGATTGAATTTTTTGCGGTTGCGCTTTCTTGACAGCCCATTGTTGCTTGCGATGTTCCGGCTGAGCCAGTTTCGCGCACGTATGCAAACATGCCAAAGCTGGAAACCGAATAACTAAGCGCGGATGGATTGATTCCGCTGTTCAGATACTTGCTTGAGCCATTGCCCTTGAGCCCACCGCTTGCGCCCGTCTCAGTGTAGTCGCCGGCCACAAAATTGACATTCGTGTAACTGCGCGAAACGCCAGCGGGCACCTTGAGGCGCACGAGCATCGAGGTAAGGTCTTCGCCCGCGCACAGATCGGCCATGTAAAGCTTGTCCCACAGCCCCGCAGCCTTAACCGTGCGCACAAACGCATTTGCCGCGGTGCGCGTGTAGGTGGACAGCGAACCGCCCGCGGCGATAATGGCCACCTCCCACGCCTGCACATCAACGTCAATGCTTCGGAACGAAACCGGCCTTGGGGATACGATCTGCATTAGCTGATGGCGTAGTTTTGCGTGACAGAGCCGTAGAAAACGGTGCCGTCGTAAACGAATGAGAAGACGTCGGCCTTGCTGGCAGTCGTGGTCAGGGTGGGGGCAGTACCATTTGGCCACTTGACGGAAGTGGGCCACGTAACGGTGCGGGAACCACCGCTGTCCTGTTTGAGAATCAAGATGTAAGTTCCGCCCGCGCGTGCGTTCTGAAACGAGATGGCATTGGCCAGCGCGCCCAGCGTCACGGTGGCGACGGGGTTTTGTAAATCCCAAGTGATCGTCGCGCCCGCCGTGAGGGGTTGCAGGCTGGCCGGCTCGGACGCAGAACCGCCGCCACCGCCAGCGGCAGAACCGCGAGCGGCAAGGAGCGTCCACCCGCGGGCGGTCTTGCTGGGCTTTTCAGTGTTGCCCGAAACCTGCGACACGTAGCTCGTGCCGTTCAGCGTCACCACGTCAAGGCGTGCGTAGGTTTCGGAACCGGACCACGGGCCGCGGGGATTGAAGCTGGCGGGCGTCGCAAACTCGCGCTTGGCGGAAGCAACTTCGTCCGCAATCTTGGTGCGGAGGTTTTCCAATTCGCCTCGCACCATTTCAAACCCGCCTTCAAGCGCCTTAATATCGGCGGTTCGTTTGTCGGCCAATTCGATGCGCTTGCATTCGCTCTCCGCGAAACGCTGCGATAACTCGGCCTTATCGGACTCGCGTGCTGCGTTGAAAGCTGCAACCCGATCATCAACCGCCTTGATGGCGATCTCGGCTTGGCGCTGAATTTCATCCACGCGCTTGCTGACCGCGCCCAGATTGTTGTCGAGAACGTGGAAGTTGAGCGCCTTGATGCCGTCGAGCGCCGCCTTAAGGGCAAGCAATGCCGCATCCTGGCCGGCCTTGGCCGCATCGAGCGGGGCGGTCTGCGCGGTAAACTCGCCCTCAACCTTGGCGAGACGGTCGTTTACCTCGCCCAATTTCTCGGCAAGCAGCAGGATTTCCTCTTGGAAAGCGGAAGGTTTTTCGTCGGACATGGCTTTAGTTTGAGAGACTGGCGAATTTGTCGGCTAGGCGGTTGAGATGCGTGGAGTCCTCGCCCATCTTGGCGCGAAGCTCGGCAAGGCGTTTCTGCCTTTGCGTGGAACGTTCAAAGCGGATGCGGCGCGCGGATGCGGGGCCGGCGATCAACTGTTTCACCGAGCGCGCGGAATGCATCTCGGCAGGCTGATCTGCCGCGGGCCGGGCAGGCTTTACCGTACCACCCGCATTCGGATTGCTGTCGGCCTGCGCCTGCGCCGCGGCTTCGCCCGCAGCCTCGCTAATCGCGGATGCCGCGGAAGGCGTCGAGGGTAGCTGACCACCGGGAAGGATGATCGCCGTTTCCGGCACATCGTACTTTTCGGCAAGCTCGTGAATCCATGCCGCCGCCTGCGCCTTTTCCTCAAGGCGGGTGAATGCGTCCTTGCCGTCCTCGGCGGCAATTTCCTGCAACGAGCCTGCGCCGTTGTTCAGTTCGCTGATGCGCGCCACGGACTCGCGGCCAACGTCAATCGTCAGGCGGGGCGGGAAGCGGAAAGCACCGCGGACGGCGCGAAGGATGCGGACCTCGGGCGATTCGCCGTCCATGCGTGGCGGCATCTCAATCTCGCCGCGGGCTATGCCGTCCAAGATCACGGCATTCTTGATCGGGTCGAGAACCTTGTCGCATAGGATGCCCTGATGGCGCGCGTTCACGCGGTCGGCCTGCGCGAACTCAGCCCGCACGCTTGGCCCCTTGAAATCCTGCGTGCCAAACAAGACGCCGCGCGGATAGCCGCCAAGGCCCAGCGCAATGTCGTCCATCAGTGCCTCCACGAAACCGTTGAAGGAAGTGCCTGGGCGGGACGGCATGACCTCCACCTTGTCGCCTTGGTACAGGTAGCGGATGGTGCCGATGTTGCTTTCCTCGTGCTTTGGGCGCTCGCCGTTTGCCATGACCGCCGCATTGTTCGGCGTGAAAACGTTGCGCGTCGGAGCCTGGCCGCGCTCCGTGAACACAAGCGCCGCCTGCTGGGAAGCGAACCGCACGCCCGCCTGCTCGGCCTCGAGGATATCCTTCAGCATGCGAGCAGTCCTTGCCACGGCATGGAAGTCCGTCACGCCGCGGTACTGGTCGGCGCGGAACGGGTCGAAGTAGTGGAAGAACTGGTTCGCCGGAATGTCCTCGGGAAAGTCATACATGCCCGCCGAGTTAATCCTGAACACGCGGTAGTGCGTGGGCCGACCGGACTTGTCCACGATGATGCCGCTGAAATACTGCCGGCCATCCGGCAGGTCGTAGCCGGTCATTTCGTTCGGGTTGCCGATGCGGTCGCCCGAGATCAATTGCACCTTGAACTCCGACTTTCCGCTGGAACGGCGCAGCGCAAATCCGCAGTCGCCATACGCGGGGCGCATCTCGGCCCCAAGCTGCACCAGCTTCCTGAACGAGTGCCGACCAGTCACATCCGCCCGCTTGCACCAGTCGTGGAAATAGTTTGCCAGTTTGAGATCGTAGTTCCGGTCGCCCGTGGCCGGGGCATACTCGGTTGGGGTCAGGAAAGTGCCATAGCGCGAAATCACCGCCTTGGCGGGCGGGAAATTCTCCACCAGATCAAGCGCCTCCCACATCATCACGACGCGCGAGCGCGACGTCTGCGGGCTTTCGGCCTGCGTGCCATACGTGGCCGGCGAATAAAGCCGGTCGGCCTGCGCCGCCTGGTACGCAAAAAGCTGGCGCTGCACCCGAGCTTCCAGCCGGCGAAGTCCGACGCCGGGGGCCACGGACGCAATGGCGCGCTCGTACCAAGGCAGACGACTGACGATCTCGGACAGGTTTGGCTTGCTGGGTAGTTCCATTGCTTTGTGTTACAAGCCGGTGAAGGATACGAGCGTGCGGTCGTTCGAAGTTCCGTTAATGTCGGCAATGGCCGCATTGATCTCGCCTAGAGTCGCCTTGACGTCGGGTAGGTTTGCGCGCGTCAGCGCCCGACCGTTTATCGTGTACGACTGATTTGACGCCAGCGCCGTGATGGCGCTGACATACGCCGTTTGCAGCGTGGTGAGGGTTGCCAAATCCAACCCAATGAAAGCATTTGACGAGCCGGCCATATCTTGGCGGCGCTCGTCAAAAGGACGGGGCGGATGCGCCTACGCCTGCTTTTCGCTCTCCAGCGTGAATCTGATCAAGCCGGCAACGATGGCGATGCAGACCATCATGCTCGATGTGTCCAAGCCGTGGTTGGCATTTTGCTTCACCTCCACCCATTCCCAGACGCCGGGGCGCACCTCCTGCTTTTCCTCGGCCTTGAGGTGTTCGGGGTACAGCGGGTTTACATCACGCGGCAGTAACCACTTGAAGCCCTTGCCTGACGCGGCGTTGGCAACGATATCCTTGCAGTGGTTAGACGAAAATTGGTAGTAGGGGACCGAACTTCCGCCAACGGATGCCCACAACACATCTGAATGCGGATAGTTCTCGAGCAGTTGAGTTGCCTCATTGCGCATCGTCCAGGTCTTTTTCTTAACGCCCTCCATGCCGCGCCATCCATACCGAAGGCACTCAGCGTCAACGATTGCCTGCTGATATCTGCGGTCCTGCGCCGTGCAGTGGTCGGGAACCTTTAGGCGCTGCTGAATGGCGCGCACTTGGTCAATCGTGTCCACCCTTCCGAAAAAAAGTTGGCGATACTCGGGTTCCGCGGTCCATGCGCCAACCTCAACCCAGAAGTGGGTTTGCTGACGGTCAATCACCATGAACCTGTGAAGCTCGTTTGGTATCGGTTCTCCGTTGAAATAGTCGGCCTGTACGTAATCGGATTCCGGCGATGTAATCGTTATGGATTGGCGCGCAACCTTCCATGCGCGAGATTCGCGTTTTTGCCGAAACTTTCTGCGCGAGCTATCATCTCCCAGGCGGTGAAAAAGATTTTCTGCCTGCGCCCATTCCACCGCCAGCAATCGCATTGAGTGCGCACAAACCGCCTCCCAGTGATAAGACTTCCAGTCTTTTGGCGCTCCATCCCTTGGCCCAGAATAATGCCCCGTCTTGCGCCAAGACGCCAGCGTTGCCTCAGAGTCCTCGTGGTCGGTCCCGCAATGCGGACACACAAACCGCACCGTCTCAGCCACGCGAGCCTCGTTGAAAGTCCCATCATCCCGCTTGGCGTCTTCCGCCCACACGACTCCAGCCCTGCGCTTTGGCTCGCCAATCATGAATTGGCTGAAATGGAGCGGCATGGATTTGCCGCATGAGCGGCAACTTGCAGACCATTCCTCCATGCTACCTTGCCTAAAACTCCAAGTGGCCCAGCATGGACGCCCATCGTCAGAATCAAGCCCACCTTGGCTGATATCAAGAATGTGCGAAATTCCTTGCTGCTCAAATGCCGTCACGCGGCGGCAGGCGTCCTCGTAAACGTCAGCCCACTGGCTCAACCACACCTCGTCATTGTATTTCCACCGCACCGACTGCGACTGCTGATGGGAAAGGTTTGCGGAGTTAAGGATGAAAAATGAACCGCCAGGGAAGAATACCTCCGTCTGCGTACGCAACGGGCCGGGGCGGGGAAGGAGTCGGGCAATCTGCGGTATTGCCTCAAACAGCGGGAAGATGCGCGTCTTCCCCTCAATTGCCGCCATCTCCGCAGACTGTAGGGTAAAGGTGGATGGGCCGGGGTCGTTGACCATGCGCCACGCGGCCACGATTTCAGCCAGAAGTGTTCCACCGCTTTGGACCGCCTTGCTGACCGTCGTGCGCCTAATCTTTGGGTCTTGGCAGCTTTCGAACGGAGCCTTCAACCACGGAGAGTTTTCGACGCTGAACCTTCCGCGGATGGCATACGCAGCCGGCAGTTCCGCAATGGCATCGTGCGCCCATTGCCAAATCTTTCTACGATCTGGGCTTGGCAAAACGCAAATTGAATCAAGCCACTGCGTTCTGTCTTTCATAGATATATTCTTCCGCAAGTGCGCGGACCTTTCGAATGTATGCAGGCAATATCTTTGCCCGCTTGTTGCGGTTAAAAGAGCGGCTAACCGGAAATAAATTGCGCCAGCAATTAATTGCCGCCTCGGCCCCGTGCGCCTGAATATTAAATCGAGAAACAGGAACAACGTGATCGACCTCAATCCCGTCGGCACGCCAATCTGGATATCCGCGCGCGCGCAACCATTCAAACCATCGAATGATTTCCGCCGTATATTCTGTGGGCGGGCGAACTGCTCTTAATTTCAGCGCAAGTCTAGTCTGTAACTTTACAGCCAAGCGGTAATTGTAATCCGATTCCTTGCGTTTTCTAGCGCAAAGGACAACGCGCCTATTGCATGCATCACGGTTTTTTTCGTAATACCTCTTGATCGTGCCGGCGCGTCTTTCGGGGTGCCTGAACTGATATGCCTCATTATATGCCTTGGCGCGTTTTCTCCATTCATCGGGGTCTGCATCGATTGTCCGCTTTCGACTCTGACGATTACGCTCCTTTATCAATTCACGGCGCTCGGCATAAATGCGCGCAGCGTATTCGCGCTTCTTTCGCAAAAGCGTTTCCCTTGATTGAGCCATGTATTATTGCCCTGGCGTCCACTTCAACAGACCGCTTTTGGTTGCATCCCTGATTCTGTCATGCACCTCGCGCAAGCGCTCCCTTACGTCCGCGACAGACCGACCGGCCACAAGCGGAGGCGTGTTCACCTCAAGCTCCGCGGTAAGCGCCATGTCTAGCTTTGCCATCCAGTCGCGCAGAAAGTCCCGCACTACATCTTCCGCGATCATCTTTCCCTCCGCGACCGCGTTTTCGCGGCGCTTCTTTTTCAGTTCCTCTTGAGCGATCTCAACTTTGAGGGCGGCTAGGCTTACTGAGTTTCCTTTATTGAGGTTGTTTGCATCAACGAAACGTTGCCATTCGACAATATCCCAAGATGCAGGCGCGCCCTTAAGCTTGGCCCATATGCGCAAAGATTCGCCGCTACAGTTAAGCGCGGCGGCAACGTCTTTTTGCCGTGTTTTTTTAGACGTTTCCAAGTGCTTGCTTGTCATGCCTATGTACCCAAGTTGGTCGTCCAATCTGCCCGCTCAAAACCGAGGCAGGTCTGGCAACC